GATATTATTCAGCAGTAGCTTATGGTGCAGGCGGAAGCGCCAGTGGTACATTTATTGCTATTAACTATAACGGTAACATAACATCTACATCAAGTAACGGTACAACATGGGTTGCAGGCGGAACATTGCCAAGTTCAACTACTTGGACAAGTATTGCTTATGGTAACAATAAATTTGTTGCTTTGGCAGCTACTGGTGCTGTTGCCTATACAGTAAATTACGGTACTAGCTGGATTGCAAACCCATCATGTGCTGGAACTGTTGCTAGTACACTAAGTTCAACATATACCTGGACTAAAGTTTCTTATGGCCAAGGCTTATTCTTTGCAATAGCACAAGGCGGTGTTGCGGCAACAAGCCCGGACGGTGTAGTTTGGACCATACGTGCCATGTCTGCTAGTACAAACTGGAGTGCAATTGCATTTGGTAACCTAAGCAATATTTCAAGTTCATATATTGGAGCACAACCAATCTGGGCGGCAGTAAGCAGTACTTCGGGAACTGCGGCTACAAGTATACGAACAGGCGCACAACCTTTAGGACGTATGAAAGTAGCTAGCAATGCTGTTACCGAAGTCAGAATTATTGAACCAGGCGGTGGATTTGCTAAAGGAAACGTTTCAGCTACAACTTCAAGCACTAACGTAATTACTGTAGACGATACTACTGGATTAAGTACTAGTTTGGCTAATAACCAACCAGTTGAATTCAGTGTAGCCAGTGGCGGACTAACTCTTAACACTACATATTATGTAATTGGTTCATCAATTGTAGCTAATACATCGTTCCAAGTAACTGCAACCGCAGGCAGTACAACACCTGTAGTACTAACTACGACTGTTCCAGTAGGAATGACTTATACCGCTGGACCTGTAGCAACACAGTTCGATCCTAACAAGGTAAACACAGCACCTATACGTGTACGTATGGGCGATGGTGCATTAGGAAATCCAAGTTTCACTAACAGAGGTTTGAATAATGCTACTGCTACTGCAAATACAGCAGGTGACGGATATGCGGATATATATCAAAACTCAAGTTATATTAATGTAAACAATGTATATGCTATCCCAACAGCTGGCGCAAACGTACAATTTGCAAGCATCACTGGAAGTAATCAGTGGTACAAGCTAGTAACAGTTTCAAACATATTAGGTGTTACTGGAAATTATTCAGCAACATTCCAAATTAATCCGGCACTTAGTACATTGTTAGCACCTCCTAACAACAATTTAATTACTACACGATTAAAGTATAGTCAAGTACGTTTAACTGGACACGACTTCTTATACATTGGTACTGGAAATCAAACACAAACTAATTACCCTAATGTAATTCCTGGTAATGCTATACAGGCTAACCAAAGTTATGCTACAGGTGGCGGGCGTGTGTTCTTTACAAGTACTGACCAAGACGGTAACTTTAACGTTGGTAACTTGTTCGGAGTTCAACAGTCAACTGGTACTGCTACATTGAACGCTAGTGCTTTCGCCCTAAGCGGATTGCAGAGTTTGACATTGGGTAACTTGTCAGTTGGTGTTGGATCAGCGACTATTACTAGTTTCTCAACAGATCCCTACTTTACAGCTAATAGTGACAGTGTTGTACCAACACAGAAAGCTATTAAATCTTACATTACAGCCCAAATTGGTGGCGGATCAAGTAGCTTGAACGTAAATACACTGACTTCGGGTCAAATTTATATTGCCAATAATACGATAAGTAATACTACAGGCAATCAAATTATTGTATCGAGCAAAATGACATTTACCGGCGGAATTGACGGAGCACCAGTTGCTCTAGCATTCTTCGGTCAGAGATAACATAAAAATTGGAGAATTAATATGGCAGGATCAGGAATAAAAGCAACAGCCCAGCTAACAGCGGGTAATATTGCGGCAGGAAGCGGAACGTTGTTATATACAGTACCAACTGGTTACTACGGAGTATACAACGTATCATTTACTAACACAGCAAGTGCATCACAAACTATCAGAATGTATATAGGTGCAAGTACTACAAGTTTACCAATAGCTAGTGAAATATTTGAGTATCAAACAACTATTGTTTCTAACGGTGTGTTTGAACGTACAGGTATTGTTATAGATGCTGGTAAAAACATTGTGGTAAGTAGTACCGGCGGCAGCGGCGGCGCAGGTACAGCTACCGGCGGTGTTACCGTAAACATCTACGGTATTGAAACATCAACATCATAAGAGATTAATATGGGACGATATAATACAGTTTTAGGCACCGGATCAACAACTACCGGCGGATCAACAACTCCTCAGAATGGTCAATTTACCACTATCACAGGTGCGGCGGGAAGTATTACATTAGCTTCTCCTGCTTCAGTTACCGGCCAGTCACAGGGTTTTTGGAATACTACCGGTGGAGCCGCAGTATTATCAACTCCCAGCGGTACAATTAATTTCCTTACAAATACGAGTTCTGCTAGCTATACAATGGCTAACAACAGTGTGATATTTTTAACTAGCGATGGTGTTAATTATATTGTAACTGGTACTGTAGGTGCCCAAATGGTCAATGTGACTGTTACTGGTACCTACACTGCCAGTGCGCAACAGTTGTTATGGGTTAATACTTCAGGCGGCGCATTTACAATTACATTGCCAGGAAGTCCAAGCCAGGGCGATACGATTCGTGTAGTTGATATCGCTAACACATTTAACACTAACAATTTGTCAATAGCAAGAAACGGTCAGCCTATTATGAGCAACACCACAGATGCAACATTAGTGGTAGCAACCCAAGGAGCGGCATTTGATATGATTTATTATGATGCTACTAGAGGTTGGAGACTATTTACAATTTAAGGTTAAACGATGGCAACATATTCAAGTTTTAAGAAGATTGCGGCAGACGGCCTGGTTGCTAATACTATTGTAACAGGCAATATTGCACCTAACACAATTACCGCAACCAATATAGCTAATAATGCTGTACCAAGTACGGCAATGAGTGGTGTTGTTACCTCTGCAAATTTAGCTACTTCTATTAATTTAAGTGGAAAGACTGTTACATATCGCCCCATTGTCAATGCAGACATTAGTGGTAGTGCCGGTATTAGCGGAACAACACTGGCCGGCAATGCAGTAATTACAAATATTGGATTTACTCCTGTTAATAGGTCAGGCGATACACTAACGGGGCAACTAACAATACCAGCAGGCTCGACCTCTAGTCCTAGTATTCAAAGTGCTAGTGATTCAGCATCAGGTATCAATATCACAACCAACAACATAGCTATTGTAGCAGGCGGTAGTGTGGCTATGAATATTGATAGCAATGGTTATATTACTAAACCTAATCATCCTGTATTTGCCGCATGCGGCCAAAACGGATGGTATTATGCCCCGCAGTTTGGTAGCACAGGTGAATGGGAAGTTGGATCGATATGGAATTGGAACACAGAACACCAATATGGCGGCAGTAATTTTAGTGGTGCTCCTGGAAGATTTACTGCGCCAGTAGCGGGATTGTATTATTTTACCACATGGTACTATATCTTAGACGACTCGAACACGGTGCCTAATTATTTCCATTTTTGGTTTAGAAAGAACGGTAATAAAAGTTGGACCGCAGGCGGACGTTGTCCTTATATTATGGCCAGACATGGTAACGTTAATGCCTATGAAGATGGCTACTCTCATACTGCGGTAATTGATATGAACGCATCGGACTATGTGAGTTGCGGAACTATTTTCCACGGTAACAGTAGTAGACTACATTCCGGGCATCAAACATTTAGTGGATTTCTAATAGGTTAATTATGGCAACATATTCAAGTTTTAAACAAATTGACAATCAGGCCATTATAAGCCAAAATATTACCAACGCTGATATTGCTACTGGTGGAGTTCCTACAGCCGCATTTGCCTCTGGTAGTGTTAGAACAGCAGACATTGCTGCCGCTACAGTTGGAACTACGCAACTGGCAACTACTTTAGACTTTAGTGGAAAAACTATGACCTATCGTCCGTTTGTCAACGGAGATTTTGCCAGCGGCTCGATTACAGGCAGTCAACTTGCTTCTGGCGCTAGTACTACAAACATAGGTTATACCACAGTTAACAAAGCAGGCGATAGTTTAACAGGCAATTTGATAATTCCCGCATCGAGTGTAAGTGCTCCGGGTGTAGCCGCTAGTAACAATACTAATACTGGAATTTATTTTCCAACTACAAACCAAGTTAATATAACAACAGCAGGTGCTGTGGCCAGCAACTTTAACAAATACGGCAGCGGCGTTGCACAAATGCAACCAAACATTCCGGCGTTTACTGCTTCTGGAAATGGTGGGTGGTTGTATAGAAATAGTTTTAACGTAGGTGTAAGTAACTGGAACGAACTTACAGTGGCCAACGGTTGGTGGACTTGGCAAGTTACTGCACAGAAAGGTGGCAGTAACTTTGCTCCGGGAGGCAGATTTACAGCTCCTGTAGCAGGATGGTACAGCTTCTACTCACAAACATATTACTACAACGATGCTAACAACAGCACTGGTTACATACACTACAACATCGGCTATAATGGATCAGCGAGTACTGACAGGACAACTGGTCGTCAGCCTCATACGTTATATGGCCACCAACTTAGCAATAACTACACCCCGGGTATTTCAGCTAGCATAGAAATTTATCTAAATGCAACTGATTTTTCATCACCACAACCATATTTTGGTGGAAACAACGGACGGATGCACGGCGATCATAGTTTGTGGTGCGGATACTTAATAGGATAATAGAACTAAATGGCAACCTACTCAAGTTTTAAACGTATCGCAACAGATAGTTTTGTTCCAAACACTCTAGTTAGTACCGATTTTGGTAACAACAGCGTAACTAGTGGTAACCTTGCGCCTGGCGCAGTTACCTCTACTACGTTGGCTAACAATTCTGTTGGAACCGCACAGCTAGCCTCTACACTTGATATTAGTAATGCTGGCGCAAACACTGTTACATACAGAACCGTTGTCAACGCAGATATTAGCAGTTCAGCAGGAGTAGACAGCACAAAACTAGCTAGTGGCGCCGCAGTTGCAAATTTAGGATTTACACCGTTAAACAAAAACGGTAGTAGCATGGCCGGCGCACTACAAACTATACAAGGTAGTGCAAGCACACCAGCAGTAGCATTGGCCGGCAACACTAATACTGGCATATTTTTTAACAATGATAATACTGTTCGTATTACCACTGCTGGCACAGAACGTGCTCGATTTGATGCAGGCGGCAGATTTGTTATGGGTGCAGGCTCACCACAAACCCAAGGTACACCCATGTTTCAAAGTCATGGAACCGGTGGCTGGTTGTATAATAACCAATTAGGTAGCGGAACTGGCTGGCAAGCAATCAACAGCGGCTTTGGGTGGACTGGATATCAACGTAACGGAAGTGGATTTGATTATACCAACGGTGTATGGACTGCTCCGGTAGCAGGACATTACTGCTTTCAATGGTTAACTTATCAACATAACGATACTAGCTGGACCAGTACCACAGGACACATGCACATGAGCTTGGGCAAGAATGGTGCTGTGTCAGGCTTGCCGTCAGGTCGTGTGCCGCATGGTATTTTTAGCCACGGTAATGGAAGTCCTTATCCACACGGGATCCACTGGCAACAACAGTTATATCTCGCCGCAGGCGATAACTGTCGAGTATGGGGTAACTGGACTAGCAACAACAACAGATTCCATGCTTCTCATTCTTTCTTTAACGGACATTTAATCGCATAAATACAGCGGAGACCTTACAATGACACAGAAATTTTCAATACATTTTACTAAACTAGAAGCCTACTTAATGGAACACATAGCAGTCGATGTGGCTGATTGGCTTCAAAATATGGTCGATTGGCGGGTTAGAATTGCAGAAGATGCATTCCTGCCACAGGCCACTCAGGCCATTATTGATTCTGGTGCAACACATTTGCCGGCCACACGAGAAGGAATTATAAATGCGGCTCCTAATATGTTACCAAAGGATCCAAACTGGACTCCTATGGAAAGAGATTTGCCCGATGATGATCGTGTAGAATACGAATTTGAACTAGCCGACGATGAAATAAAAACTCTAGAATGGATGTGGGAAAATCCGCACCAGCATATTCACGATATGGCGGTTGAGCGAGCACAAATTGGCATCAAAGAAAAAGCAGATTATATTAGAAAAGAATTGCTAGCTGACCCAACTTGGACAGATCCGATTCCATTAGATCCTGTAACACTTATAGATCTAGTGCATTTGAAAACAGCCGCACAACATAAAATTGATTCTAGTGCAGGCATTGAACACATGATGGCAAGAATGGCGGAAGAACCTGGATATGTTCCACCTGCTGTTCCATTTGTAATATTTAAACATCACCCTGAAGCAGAGCAACCTTGGATAGATCCTAACGCATCTAACCCATAATAAAAAGCACCGTAAGGTGCTTTTTTATTCTTTTCCGTTAAAGAATCTATGTTTTAAATACTGATAATGACTAGGGCATTTTTCCGCCGCTAATTCGTTTTTCTTTTTCTTCATGTTCCAGTATTGAAGTGTGCTAGGTCTAAGCAGTGTTTGCTCTGGTGATCCGCCACCAATAACATATAATTGATCATATCCGATTTTTTCTACAGACTGTCGATTAACTGGTAGTATGTGATTACCTACAAATATATCTGGGATGCCTCCTAAATTATTACCCATCTCGTGGTCTTCTAATAACTTTTCTCCAAACTCCGAAGTCATAGTACGCATATCTGATAAATCTTTGTCAATTAGCCTGCGATCCATTTCGATATTTTCAGTAACATGTTGCCAGTATGGTGTGTCTCTGCGAGAGCTTAGTACATAATGATATGTTACAAAATGCTTAAATCCTTGCATGACCTTGTTGGCCAATTGATTGTACCAATCAACATGCATTTTGTTAACTTGTTCATTTTCCAAAGTCTGGTATAATAAAATTAACATTTCTTGAACGCTTAGTAATCCGGTACTTTCTAATGGCTCAATAAATGCATAGCTTAGTCCAACGGCTACAACATTTTTTTCCCATCCTTTTCTATGAGTACCGTTCTTAATTTTGACCAATCTAAATTCTAATTTATCAGCACGATTGGGATCGTAGTATGTCATTTTATCACTATTAAGATAGGCTTTGTATTCTTGTAAAGCATCTTCTACACTGATAAAATCACTGCTAAACACATAGCCACTGCCGATACGATGATATAACGGAATATTCCAAACCCAACCGTTGTTATAGGCTGTACAGTTTGTGACATTTTTCATCTCTAATTCCTTATCATTGTAAGTAACATGACAAGTCCATGCATGATCATTAGGTAGCCATTTTTTAAAACTTTCAAACTCTACTCCCATGGTTTGTTCTAGTAATAAACTTCTAAAACCAGTGCAATCGATAAACAAGTCACCTTTGACTGTGTCTCCATTTTTTAGAACAAGATGATCTAAATAGCCATCGCTATCTTTATTAAGTTCCGTTATATGTTGTTGAATATGTTCAACTCCGTTAGGAATAGCAAATTTTTCTTTTAAGAATTTTCCAAATAACTGTGCATCCATATGATATGCTGTGTCATTTTTAAAACTGTAGCCTTCTAATTTAGGAGTTGTTTCATTGTCGCATATCTTATTGTTATATATCAAGGGCATTGTACTATATGAACATTCGTAAAAATCATTCCATGGAGTATCTGGATACAACACTTTTTTATGATACCAATCAGTAAGGCCGCTGATAGTATTTTTTCTATCTTTTGTCCCAAACGGATAGTAAAATGTTTCACCTACTTTATAAAAATCGGTAAACTGAATGCTTAGTTTATAGGTACAATTACAATATTCCATCCAGTCCTTATCTTCTAACCCTAAAAAGTGTAAGAATAAATTTATTGTACCTAGAGTAGATTCACCTACTCCTACGGTTGGCACATCGGGACTTTCGACCAAGACAAACTTTTTGTTAGGAAACTTTCTAGATAGTAGTGCGGCAGTCATCCAACCGGCACTTCCGCCCCCTACAATGACAATTTTTTCTATAGGTTTTTTCATATTGTTATTCTTTAAAATAGTTGTAATTCATTTTTTCGTCAATGACTCTTAAATTATGAGGAGTAAAGAACCATGATCTTCCAGTCAGTGATGTTCCATTCTTGTGCATTTGTTTATATTCAGTGATAGTATTTGCAAATTCTTTGCTGTTATTTAATCTCACATTTGCTTTATCTTTGGCATATTTCCAAAATTCAGTATCAAAGTTAGTACCACCGTGATACAAAAAAGACAACATATCTTCTAGAGATTTTGCTAGTTTAGTAAATTCAGTGTTTACAAACATTTCATTATATTTTTCTTGTTTGTTTAAATGATGTAAGAATAATTCGGCAATCTCAATATAGCAAAAAATACTGCTTGCACTTAACGGTTCAAAGAATAAAGCTCTGTTACCGTTTTTTAATATACGCTTATCTAATACTTTTTTAGTATAGTATGACTTAAATTTATATTCTTTTAAATCATCTTTAGTTACATTGGTCAAAAACATTGTAGACATGTCGTCTAGTACTTGTTCTTCAGTGCTTATAGAATCATTAAACAAGTAACCATAGGTATGTCTAGTAGTTAATGGAATACCAAAAGTCCAACCGTGCTTTGTTGCAATATGTTCAGTACATAAAAATTGATCAGCCATATGCGGCGGCATACTATAAACAAAACACCGATTGAGCGGAGAGCAATCGCTTATGTTATAGCTGGTATAATCAGACGGAAATCCTCTGCAATCAATAACATAGTCAAATTTTTCAACAGTATTGTCTACTATTACATGCACACACTGGAATTCATTTGTAACATCAGTTACTTTGCCTTCTAAAACTTTAAATTTTTCAGGCCACAGTTTTTTAAATCTTTCAAAAGCAAATTCTTTTAGTTTAAAATTGTTAAAATGTAAAGCGTGACCTGCTCCAAATAATGGATTAACCCAGTCGTACTCTCGCCAGTTTATATATTTGGTACCAAATTTAAGAGTGCCGTCGATCTGATCTAAATCTGTAGTTAGATTAAATCCAGTTCCGTTTTCCAGTGTTGAAATAAAATTAGGATTAGTGCTTTCACCTATACCTAATATAGGAGTCGAAGGATCGTATATAGAAACTACATCCCATACATTACCAAGCCACGGAATAATATGAGAAATAGATGCAATTCCCGCTGTGCCGACTCCTATAACTCCTAACCGTTTTTTATTTAAATTCGGGACCATAAATCCAACCTACTATTGCATAGCGAGTTCCACGAGTTACTGGAGTTACACGATGAGTCATATAAGAAGGAAAAATGGTCATATTACCTTTATGTCTAATTTTTGGCTCCTTAACGCTTGGGTTAAATTCTAAATCTCCGCCTTCATAATCGTTAGGATCTGATAATTGTATAGAAAATGATAATTTTCTAATAAAGCTATCAATAAGCAAATCGGTATGATACTGGTAATGATCTTCTCTCTCTGCTGAATATTTAAAAACAAGCGGAGCATCTTTTTCGTTAAACCCATCTAAATGAAATCTAAATAACTTACTATTGATTTTAAAAATAGTCTTAAAAATATTGTCTAGCACTTCATCATCTAATCCATCTCGGGCAACAAGAACACTACGATGCTCTTTAGCCTTTATGAATTGCCCAAATTTAAAAACAGTGCCTTCAGACCATTTGTTATTATTACATGATTCGACTATCTCGTCACATTTTTCGCTGGTAATAAATGGCACTGTAATTACACTTGGCAATCCTTTCCGATTATCATCAAGAGGAGACCGACTTACTATCATTACTCTTTGCCATTGTAAATGTTATCTTTGAGATATTGATAGTGCGATGGCGCATCGTTTACTAGAGATTCTATATATTCTTTTTTCTGATCCCAGTAATCTTGTGTTTGACTTGTGTAGAATTCCGGTACTTGTCCGTGTCGAGCTTTGATTATCATTTTTGTAATCTCCAGCTGAGTTACAGAGCATGGCAATGTGTTCATACCTACCAATATATCGGGCATACCCCCCATGCTAGGATCTGCTGGAAGATTATGTACTTGTAACAATTTAACAGCTAGGTCGCTAGTTGCCGACGGAACTTGTGAGAATTTACGATCTAACATTAAAGAATCCATCTCAATTTGCTCTGTGATATATCTCCAATATTCTGTATCACGGCGTGACGAAAATACATAATGATATGTTACAAAGTTTCTAAAACCATCCATAATATTATTACAGATAAAGTTAAAGTGGTCAACATGTATTTTGTTAACTTGTCTGTTATGCAACGTTTCACATAATTTTAATAACATTTCTTGCACACTCAGCAAGCCAGTACTTTCTAATGGCTCAACAAACGCATAACTTAAACCAATACCAACAACGTTCTTTTCCCAAGCCTTACGGTGTACTCCATTTTTAATATCTATCAGCCTAAACTCTAAAAATTGGCTTCGAATTGGATTTTTTAGAGTCATGTTATCGCTATTAAGATGATCCATGTATTCTTTTAATGCATCTTCTTCGCTGATAAACTTGTTAGAAAACACATAGCCACTACCGATCCGGTTATAAAGGGGAATATTCCATACCCATCCGTTTCCGATAGCAGTACAGTTTGTAACATTCTCCATCTCTCGTTCTTTGTGTGCATAAGGAATATGTGTAACCCATGCTTTATTATTAGGCAGATGACTTGAATAAGACTCAAACTCTACACCCATAGTTTGTTCTAGCAATAACGATTTAAAACCCGAACAATCGATGTATAAGTCTGCATCAATAATGTCACCGTTATCTAGTTTTAGTCCAGCAACAAAGCCATCTTCTTCTTGAAGTACGCCTTCGACATTGGCACTGATATGTACAACGCCGTTAGGTATACATACCTTTTCTTTTAAAAATTCTCCAAATAACGTAGCATCCATGTGGTAAGCTGTGTCATTTCGAAAACTGAATCCAGGTAGTTGTCCGTCTGCATTGTCAAATATCTTTGATTTATAAATCATAGGCATTGAACTGTAAAAACTTTCATAAAAGTCATTGTTATCCAACTCTGGATTCATAACTTTCTTCACGTACCAATCAGTTCCGCCTTGCTGGGTATTTTGTAAATCTTTTAAACCAAATGGATAGTAAAAAGACTTGCCTTGCTCGTAAAAATCTGTAAATTTGATAGCCAACTTATATGTAGCATTACAATATTCCATCCAATCTTTATCTTCAAGCCCTAGCAGGCCCAAGTATTGATTAATAGTTCCTAGGGTAGACTCACCGACTCCAATAATAGGAATATCTGGACTTTCTACTAGAGCAATTTCTATATTTGGAAACTGCTTAGATAACATTGCCGCGCTCATCCATCCAGAGCTTCCACCGCCCACAATAATAATTCGTTTAATTGGTTTTTTCATTTAAGTCCTTCATGTCCTTTCAGTATTTATTTTTGCATGCCACCCGTCAACAATGATCTGGTTCTTGATAGTATCTACAAAATGATTTCTATGAAGATTCCATGATATTGAAATCCTGGTACTATCTGTTTTATTTTCGTATACACAATGTTGCAACCACCCGGGGAATAATATAATTTTCCCCACGGCCGGCTTAATTTCTGCATATTTTGCCACCCCGTGCCCTACAGGAAATATTTCTTGTTGCATCCAAGGTACAGGATTCATCAGCCCAAAATCGCCGTCATTACCGGTAGTCTGGTAATAGTAAGTTCCAGATATCGTAGAATCTTGATGAAAATGCCAGTCTTGTTTTTGACCTTTTGATGTTTTATTAATCCAGCTATGCTGTAAAGATACTGGTGCAGGATGCCATGCTTTTGATTGTTCGACATATTGCTTAACATGTTTTTCAATATACTTTCTTAAATTTACTAGCTCAAAATCTTCTATAGTATTATATCTAGATTTTATGTTAGTTTGAACGCCATCGTCCCACCCTGGAGGATTTGAAAAAGTATCTGTAGCTTCTATTAAAGGTAATTTCTTCCTAATTTCATCCTGCACCAAGAATATTTCTTGTTGAGTACCTTGATGTTCATATATTAAAACAGGAAAAATTGGTCGAACTGACATTACAGTCCTTTATCTTTCAGTATTTTTCTACGCTTGTAGTATTGTCCATTAAGGGTAAAGGACATTTCACCTACTTGTTTTAAGTATTCACTATAATCCACCGTATGCATCTTAATCATTACATCGGATTCGGATAACGGAATTACGTGAGCTAATTCCTTACCCGCAGGAATAGTTAAATCTGCCGGAAACATTTTTTTCGGAATTAATAAGTTAACACTGGTAGTATGTTGATATTTGTAGTCAACCATGCCGTTTACTACGAACGGTTTAAATTTATCATCATGCCAAAAACAATTAGTAAAGAGAAAATTTACACCAGTTTTTTCTTTGATCTTCCACGGGCTATTTAATTTCAGATGTTGATAGTCGTTAAGGTAATCGCCCCATTGTTTTTGATTATGTCCTTCGGCACTTTCTTCAGGAAACCACTTTAACATTGAATTTTCAGTGCTGATCCAAAAGTCTTGCCAACTTTGAATTATAAATCCAGTTCTAAATAATCCCGTTACACCCGGGCATGTTTTCATGGTACCACGACTTGGACCATTATGCTTAACTGTAGTTGGTAATTTTTTCCAGAAATCGGGCAATCGTTCTTCGGCATTTACTAGGGGGAATAACGTTTCTACTTCAGGATGATGTGTAAAACAATCTAGTACAATTTTTGGTTTTTTAAAAAAGAATGTGAACATAATTATCTGTAAGTTTTTTTAGAATGTAGTAATTTAGCATATATTCCAGACCAGTATGTACTCATGCGATACTTAAAACTAGATTTATTATACTCGTCTGTACGTACTTCCGACGACATAGTCCAATCATCTCTTTTAAAAGGAAAGACTACAACTAACGGATCTCCAGGCATAATAGTAAACTCTTTTTGTTGAACTAGTGCAACAATACCAATAGGCTCGTCATGCTTGTCTGTATCGACAACGCCTGGAAAGATTGAAAATGTTTTTCTAAAATGATAATACGGGTCGAATATCATACAGCTATATCCCGGCGGCGTCTTAATATGCCAAGGCTGATATATCTTCATGTAGTGACTTTTTTGGCCGTCGACTGCAACTTGTGCCTGCTGCCACGGATGTTTTCCTACTACTTTGTCAGCATGACGGCAACGAGCTTCAAAGCTATTAAAAAAATGTTCGTCTACTTCTTTTTTAACTTGTATTTCGTAAGATGCACGTATAATATATCCAGTAGTCATATAGTCTAATACTGGAACACATCGTTTAATAGTTGGTGTGTGTGGCACAGTAACATCCATATACTCTCCTACTTCTACAGGAGTATCTTTATACCAATCGGGTATTAATTTTGAAGCAGGCAAAACAGGAAACATTTCTAATGTTTCGAGATCGCTAGTTGAAAAAGTTATGTTATTGTTCATTTAAAACTCTTAGGAGAATGGAAGATCCGTTTATAAGCATTATACAAGAAAAATTTTGATTTGTCTAGTATTTTGTCAGTAGTAAATTCTGCTTCCCAATCGTCTCGCTTAAATGGAATAATATGTAGTAATGGATCGCCACAAAAAAATCGTACTTCTTCGCTTTTTCCTGTTAAGAAACCAATCACTGGAATTTTTTTATCAAACTTATCTGTGTCTATAATAGCAGGCAAAATGTGTACATCTTGATTGTAAAAATAGTATGGTTGCATTACTAAGCAACTATACCCGGGTGGCGTTTGAATAGACCACGGAGATTCAAATTTGAAATATTTTCCTCTCTTTTTATCTTGAGACTTCATAGGACAAGTGGGCTCTTCGAATATAGATACAGGACCGTTTGGGTTTAATCCAAACATTTTTTCTAAATCTGAATTCTTTGCTACGGTAGCATTTGTATCGCTAAAACTACCGTCTTTTACTTCAAGTGCAGTTTGTATTTTCATTGCCGGCGCAAAATTTACAAGTTTTTCAGAAACTCTAACTTCAAACGTTGCACGAATAATATACCCCGACGACATCAAATCACTAACAGGTACACACGCCCGCACATTTTTTGTAACAATCTCGTCGAACGCATACGACTCTTTAGCCTCTGGCAGTTTAGTATACCATTCGGGCAAAAAGTCTTTAGCAAGAATTGGCGGCCAATGCTCTAATGCAAGGGAGTCGTTAATATTAAATTTTATTTTCATCGTCTACCTTTATTTTCATCGTCTATTTCTATTAACCAGGTGGTTAAAATATACTTGTCAGTGTCACCGATTGGAGGGTTTCCACGATGTGTGTGAGTCCAGTCTGCTGGCCATATTAACAATTTATTTTTTTTAGGAACTACACGAGTATTCTGATAAAGAAATTCAGTTTCTCCAGCTTCATCGATGTTGTTCATATACAGTTGTATTACTATTTTTCTTCTAGAATTTTCATATAACGATTCGTAATGCCACTGATGAAAACCTTCGCCAGGTGCAATTTTCTTCATTTTAATTTGATCTACTTTATAAGATACGTCTTGCAATATGCTAAATTTTTCTGTATAAATTGGAAATATTTTCTCCCACAACACTTCAAGGAAATGATTTATATTTTTTGGATTCACAGTATTAATTACATTGTGATTTAACAAAAATAATTGTTCGTCGTCTTTTCTATGTTTAGGAATATTATCTCGGTAATGTAACGATAGTTTGGACATTGAATCATAATAGCTAACTAGTTCATCTAAGTAGGCATTTTTAAAATAGTTTTCAAAAATTCCGATAAATCCATTAAACTCGTATTTTTCAAAATTCATGATTTCATTCCTAATCTTATGTTACCGGCTAAGGATATCCTAACGTCATCAGACGTATAAAAAGGATAAACATGGTGTTGCAATTCAGCTGGGAAAATAGCAATCTTTCCTTCCCAACGTCGATCGACAGGCAAAAAATGACTGGTTAGTTTTCCTAATGCATCTGTATACATAAATTCAAAATTGCCAGTTGAATTTTTTACAAGGTCCTGATTAGCCTCTTTGTCTTTTTCGTCTTCAATATTAAAAGGTACATGTACCCATAACACAAAACTGTAAATCCCGGAATGGTTATGCATTGGCAAGAATTCAGCAGGACGTTGAAAATTCATCCAAACTCTTTCAAGCTCTAGTCTAGATGCAATTTGATCAATGTTAACAGTGTAATTAAACATCCTGTTAAAATAATTAAAAGTTTCTTCAAATTTATCAACAAATTTAAATACTTCCTTCATTAATAAATCTGTAGTTTCTGGAGTAATCGTGTATTCTTTGGTATACCCAAATTTTCGTTTGCCGTAAGCTCGTAATAGATCTTTAGAAGTCTCTAATCCACCCGACTCTTCAAAATCTTTTTTATGTATTTGTGCTTCTTTTTTAATACGTTGGAACACAAAGGGATTCAAATCCTCTATTAAAAATCCTACATTTGTAAAATTAATAGCTGTCATATTAATATCCTATAATTTCGCCATCTAATTTTAACATAATATTCATGGCAACTACAACCCTCAATGCGCCCGAATAGTCAGGTGTTCGATGATCTAACCAACTTGGAAATAACACTAGATCGCCTTCTTCTACTGTGCATTGCTTGTCGTATGGACGATATAAATCAGGAAGTTTTGTAGTATCTTTAGTAGGAACAACGCCCTTCATCATTCGTGCATTGGGATTTAAAAATATTGTACCGTTAGTGTTGGATGTATCTAACTCAATATAGTGTACTCCTGACCATTGTATATTACTGGGCCCACCAGTATGGTCATGAACTAGTGTATTGTTTGTGTCAGTCATCATGCCGTACCAGCAAGTAAGGTCGTAACTCCACCCTTTATTAAAATCTATACCTGTAGTTTTTAAAAATTCTGTTATATCTTTGTCGTAGAATTTAGACAACATAGCCCATGGCGCTTTAACAGCGCCTGGAATGTAATCAGTATATACATTTGCCGCTGTGTCGTTAACGCCATTCTTTAAAAAATGAGGATAGATATTATCCATCAAATATTTTTTAATCTTGGCATGATTTGTTACCTTTAATTTAAATAAAGGGACGGGAAATAACGGAATCTCTATAACATCAGGCATGTCAGTCTACCCATTTACTTTGAGGTCCGACATCGGCTGACTCAAATTCGTAAAAGTCAATAAAAAATAGTAGCGTGGTTCTAGGCTGGCTAGACTTGGTTTTAAAATTATTAGGCCGATGCCACAGATTTGAATCATATGCGATTAACCTATTAAACAAGTTTCCTATCTTTACTGTCTCTGAAAAATTAGCATGATTATTATCTAAATCTTGTTTATATTGATCTGTAGCAATACCACTTACATTAAATTCTTTTCTAGAAACATAATCCTCGATACTAAAATCACGCTGACCTTGTTTAAGGAAAATGCTAGTACCGGTGTCAAAACTAACTTCGTCTTCGTTTAAATATACAAGCCCTGCCAGTGTAACATCGTCGTTATGTATCCACCCCGAGTTTGCATGATCGTCATCGTACACATCATTAATATGAAAACTAATATGTATCACAAATCGTTTAATACCTGGGAATACTTCTTTTGCAATTTTTTTAGCAAAGAATATTCCAAATTCTTTAGTCGCAGGATCTTTAGATTCCAACAGGTTAATTGTGCGTTTTCCTGGAAATCGTTCAGATCCTTCGTATGTTTGTCGATTGGCCAACTCTATAACTTTTTTAGGATTATTAAAAAAATTGTTTTTACAAATTACAGTACCTGCAAGCGGATGAGATGTTTTATCAAGTTTATGAGAATTGGCCATTATCTTTTCCTACAAAGATTAAAAACCATAGTAATTCTTCCGTCATCTTTATTACGTGTTCTCGGAACAAGGTGCGGAAGCCATGCTTCCCACATTAAAAACATTCCTTTTTTTGGAGTTATTATCACTTCAGAAGTATTAGTGCTAGTTGGTCGATCATTTAATTTGTCAAGATGGACAAAATCTCTAAACGGTCTTGGGTCAGTTAATATCAAAGAGGCCGAACCTTCTGGTGCTTGCAAATATAATAATCCTGATAATATTGCTTCGGGGTGTGTATGCTCTTCATGGAACGCACCGTCAAACATTTCACTAACAAAAACAAAGGAAAAAAAGTCTAGGCCTTGTGTACTGTAACCCAAGTCTTGAAGATATTTTTTTCCTGTTTTTTCTATAAAAATTCTAAAAGGTTCTATATCAGGCATGTAGGCAATGCCACCTGAATTGTTATATCCAAAAGTAGTATTGTAATCCCATTTCTTACTGGCAAATTCAGGGTTGTCTAAATACTTCCTAGCAACTGGCAACATGGCATTTGCTAAAATTGGGTTAAACTCCGATAATATGGCTGTTGGAAAATGATAATTGATCATATTGACCCTTGGGGATTACGCACCATGTCAAATGCATGATGATAATTTGGACCAAATATTTTTACATAGTGCAAAAATGCTTGAACACATTCTTTTCCTTTGAACTTTTCACGCCAGTGTAAAGATTTTGCGCCTTTATAAACGACGGCATCGCCTTTCTTTAAAACTATACCTTCAGATGATCCATCTGGCCTAGTCATATAGATTGGCCACTCGTCGCCTGCTAAATTTACACTAACACTAATTTCACACGCTTCGGCATCGGTATGTTTGTGTAATTCAGCACCAGTCTTATACCATCTTGCATAACAGTATGTAGGATATAATCTTTCACCAACTAAATCGTTCATGTAAAAGATTTTCGTAAATAAAATTGCTTGAATAGCATCGTGTCCGTAAACAGCAGGACTTCCTGGAACATAGCTATCAGGTTTAGCTTTAGCAAAATTTGTAATACAATATTTTTTAAAGTCGTTGGCAATCATCTCGGCGCCATCCTGATGTATAAAATCTCTAACTACAAAGAAGTTATTAGCTTCTAATAATTCTCTGTTAGTCATTTAATCAAATTTAAATTCTACAGACGGTGTTGGTTCATCTGGATCCATAACGGCCCATGCATCCGACTCGGGCATACACCAATATGTTTCCCCCTCGATGACCACTTTTGATCCTGCGGCAGGGTGAAATAAAATTCTCTCGCCCACTTTAACGGTCATAGGAATAAGCACACCTGTTTTTTCAGAATATTTTCCCGGGCCTGCGGCCACAATTAATCCTTTTGAAGTTTTTTCATCTACAGAAGAACCTGTTAAAACAATACCGCCACTGGTTGTTGTTTGTGCGTCTTCTCTTTTAACCAGCAATCTATCGTGAATTGGTCTCAAAATTGGCATTTTTTTTCCTTAAAAAATAATATACCATATTTATAGGTAGTTTTTTAGGGAGTACTTAAATTAGATCAACTAGGTCAAATATAGTTTGTAATTTTGTGCGTATAGTTTTGCTTGAAAAACTATTGCGTAACCCTTGGTGCAGGGGTTTTGGAGCACGGTCTACCGTTGCCCATGCCCATCCTTGATGTTCGTCACTGAGCTCGGGTACAAACTCTTTATCTATTACGCACAAATAAGTATGGAAATTAAACACCTTGTCATTAGACACAAATGTTTCTAAAGGAATTGTTTTGATTATTTTTGGTATACTACCAATTTCTTCAGTAATTTCGCGCTGTAAACCTTGCCATGGAGTTTCGCCGACTACATTGGTGCCCCCGACTAGTCCCCAAGTGCCTTCATGTTTACCGCTGGCTTTTTGTAATAGTAAGAATCGTCGTGTAGATTTAGCGTAGAACAATGCTCCGCTACAAACTATTCTATCCGTTACAAGACTATTCTCCATGATCCAGCGTCATACGTACCTTCAAAGCTCTTGTTCCATGAGATACCATTCCACATGTACTGAGCACTAGTATATGTATTTGTTTGCCAGACCATAGTGTCGTAAAACTGACTAGAATTAAAGACTACATTCCACTTAGTTCCGTTCCATTCAATGATGTCGTTTGTTTTTGCCACTAGTGTGCCCCACACTGTACTGTAATTCGTAGCGGCAGTACCCGGGGTTCCAGTCCATTGAGTATTTTTAAGATTATCAAGCGAGCCAATATCCTCAACTAACAAGAAGCGCAAACCAAGTATGATAGGTTGATCTGCTATTTCTTTACCTGTTGGACGCAATGGATCATAAGTTAGTGGATTAATAATAGCATCAAAAGTTCCAGGACTATTGGGACGATTACCGGCCGTTGCATTGTAGCCTAACATATTATCTAATTTACCAGTACTATCTATGCCAGTGTTACTTACTAGTGTATCTGGATTCCAATTAACACGTAGTATACTAGTATCTAGTGGATCTATCGCAACTGTGCCTATTACTTCTGTGTTATCGGGCTGTTTCAAATAGATACTGCTAGATCCGGCAACATATTTTCCGGGATAACTATTAAAAATTTCAGTCCAATCTATAGGAGCAGTTAATCTTACAGGATTAGGATCGTTAGTTGGTTCGTTGGGAAATAATGAACCAGCTGGGCCCAAGGCGAGTACTGTGTTTGCATATACTTCTATCTTATAATCAGAAATAGTTACAACATTTACATCAATGAAATCGCCAAAACTAGTAGTGGAACCTACCGGATCTGTTCCAAGCCCTTCCACGTATGTGCCGCTGGTAGTGCTTGAACCGTATAAACTAGAAACAATTTTTGTAATAACACCGAGATGTTTTACTTTGACTGGAGGATTGACCCATATAGGTGTTGATACTTTTAAAGTGGCAATGTCGTTGCCACTGTCGTTGCCCACCGGAACTGTGCGACTACTCCAATTGATGTCTAATAAATTTAGTACAGTAATACTGGTCCAGTCAATGTAGTTGTCATTGGTCTGCAATTCTAAACTGGGGTTAAACAACACCAACATTTGTTCAAGTATTTGTAATTTTTGATCAGTACTTGAACTCCAAATATCTACTTTTAATTTGAGATCAAACGGTGTCGGCATTAGTCTTTCAACAGTATAATTTTTACCTTGACCTTGAGTATATGTGCCAGCACTAATATCTCGTTCTCTGATTTGAACTTTGTCCACAAATGTTTGATCTGCCAGACGATCACGATCCATGCTTAAACTTTCTACGTAAACAGCAATACGTGGGATACTGTTTACTTTGTTTTCGCTGTTGCCGCGAATAATACTGGCCACTTGTCTGTCTGGATCTCCGTACATAACTGGCACTCTGTGCAAGCTACCATCGCCATATTTGACCACAAAGTTACTGAATACACGAATAACTTGTGTAATATATCGTCTTACTTGACCGTCGTAAAAAAATTGCATTAGAAATCTGCCCTAGGTTTAAGTACCTTAGTGATACTTTGACGTTGTTCTTCTCTGTTGTTATAGAATGTAACAGTCCATATTCCAGTAAACGGAATTACTTCTTGTGTACTATCGTCTAACACACCGCTTGGATTATCGCTAGCCGCAGACCCACCGTCTTCTTTTTGTGTAGTAGGTGGCGGATAGCTTTGAAATGCGCCACCACCGTCTATATTAGTTGTATTGGGAACTAGTGGTAGATTGATTTGTATGCATGGAGTAACAACTCCATCTAAATTTGTATATTGATAACTGGTAAACAATCCAACATGATCACTCAGTGCATACGCCAGTGTAGTTGTTTGATATTTCAATACAACATACGCACAAGTAGCAAATGTAAACGGAACATGAGTTCTAACAACTGTTGCATCAACTGTTAATTTAACAGCATCGCTCGCTTGACTATCGTTGTAGATGTAAGTAGTATTATTAATAAAACTAGTCTTTAATGTATTTCTAGTATCGTTATTAGTCATATTCATACGTACACTATCTTCATAAGCTATCCAACCATTGCCATTAAATTTAAATAATCTGTTAGGCATAAAATCAGTACGCAAGAAGAAATCGTTAGTTACTGGACTATTAGGAAATTGAATTCCAAAACCAAACTCGTACCCGTTATCAGGATATCCGTCGCCTAGCAAGTAACCAGTATATCCACTTCGCTGTGGCATACCTGCAACTGCACTGGCATTGAGATTTTGTGCAACACTACTAGCGCGAATGTCTGTTTCGTCAGCAGTTGATAATACAGGGTTGCCAGTGAACGGGTCTGCGGCCAATGTATAAAATTGACGAGTTTCATGTCCGCTCTTAGGAGCATCAGCTTCTGCTTGTGCTACATTTTGATCATTAATATTAAGTTCTGCATTGTAAGTGCTTAATAAATCTCGTAAGGTGGTATTTGCCACTGGATCGCCGTTAGCATCTTTTGCTGGCTCGTTAAAGATTGATGCAAATTTCTGGTTATCAGTAACACGTTTAAGTTTTAATCTATATAGATGCGGAAACCACGTAACGCTGAAACCTTCGCTAGCACGGCCCACATCTTCGATAACATAGTATCTTGGCAAACTAAAATCAAAATCGTTAAGCGCAAAGTCATCGCGTAAATGTGGTAACTCTAACACATCGCCACTTATAGGTTTACGGCCTATATACTTGATAAAATCATTAATATGCACAGTCATAAACAATGTGTCATTATCGATAAACAGACCAAACTGACTTAGATTAAAATCAATGTTTGCTACATTATAAAGTCCGCGAATTCTGTAAATTTGTGTATCGTACGTGCCGTCACGATTTTCTAAAAATAACAAATCTTGTATGTTTGTCACACTTCGATCGGCATACATGGGCTGAGATGCAGTGGCATTATCAGCAGTAGTATTTGCACCTATGTATTTGTGCAAATATACGTCGGTTCCTCCAGCTTGGAACATCTCGCTGGATTGACGGTCTATGAACTTGTAATCAAGTCCTTTTTCTGGTTTGAATAGGGATAAGCGTGGCATATGATATTTATCGCCAGCTAAATATACATGGAGAACAAAACATGGATGATTTAGCCCCAA